GGATCGGGCCCTCGTACTCCTCCGCATTGGCCAGGTGCGCCGTACCCGCCTCCACCGCGCTCGTATGGTCCTGCTCCAGCACGTCAATCTGATCCAGCCACCCTTGGATGGATGCCACCGTAGGCGGGTAGCCCTCGGCGATCTCATTCATCCGGCACGTCAAGATGTGCATGGCCTCGTAGTGGCCGCCCCAGCTGCAGTGCATCCTGATCAGCTCGCGATCGTCCACCGCCGCTGGTGGGGTGGCCAGCACGCTCCGCCAGAGGGCATTCAGCTCAGGCAATGGCAGGGGCATGGATCGATCGCACGGCCGGCTAGGTTGAGGTTTCCGGGAACACGAGCGGCCATCAAAAAGGGCCCCCTGCACAGGAGCCCCTTTCGATCAGTCACAACCCCGATAGCTGCGCTCGTTTCCTAGGCCAGAGCAGCGACTGGGGCCCACCGGGGAGGAGACCCGCGTGCCCGACCCCCAAACCATATCACGGATCCCCGGGGACGCCAGCCATCACCAGAACGCTTTCCCCGACCGTCGCCGCGGACCATCCAGCCGCGACAGCCAGAACCGACTCACAGGGTCGCTCAGGTTCACCAGCATTTCCGCCAGCTGGTGTGCGTCCTCATCGCTCAGCGTCGTAGCAGCCAGCCGCAGCCCCTGCCGCACCCCATCCTCCGATCGTGCCAGCACCCCCGCGAACAGGGCCAGCAATAGCTGTAGATTCGGGCACAGGCCATCGGGCAACGGATCGGCGACGGCTGCAGGAACCACGCAAGGCGACGGCTGACGGCCTCCTGATCTTCTTACGATTTGTTGATTTGCGCAACCCCTTGTATCACACCACCGGCAGCGCCGCCGTCTTGATGCCCGGAAACTGCCGCTTTTCCGATGGCGACGGCTTGCGCATGTGTTCCTCCAGCACCTTTGATGCCTTGTCAAATGGCCAGCTGTTGCCCTTGGCGAATGCCTTGACGACCTCTTCCTTTGACTTTTCCCAATACGCCGTGCGCAGCAACTGATCCCTAACCTCTGGATCCTTTTCTTCCACCGCTTCGGTTGATACTGGGGCGATACTGCACACACAACGAGGATGCTGGGTTCCAACCAATTCACTTAGCCTATAGATGTTGCCGTGACGACTGGCGCAATACCTGCAAACGTTTTCTTTCTTCGTCGCAATCCACCGCGCATACTGATACCCATTCTGCTCCGCCCGGGTTTTCTGTGCATTGACGTAGGCATTGCTCAGCTCACTCCTGGCGATCAGTTCCGCCCGCTGCAGTAGGCCCATGGACTGGGTGAGCCCCTGCGGATCCCTTGCGCCCTGCAGTGCCGCCCGCACATCCTTTTCAATCGCCCGGAAGCCCTGGCCACGGCCAACGCCGCTGGTAACGATCTGCGTCAACCGATCACGGAAGCTCTCCACCTCCGCCCTGATGTATGCGCTGGTGGTGTTGGCGGCAGCCCTGATCGCCTCACGGTTGGGGCCCACGAACGGCGACGCGGCTACGGTGCCCGGATCGGTCAACGCCTGCAGCTGTCGCCCCAGGTCACCGCCAGCGTTGACGGCACGCTCTAGGTCCGCCTGGTATTGCCGCGTCAGTGCCTGCAGCTCCGCCGGGGCTAGGAAGCTCTGCGCGATCCTTTGCAGCTCCGTGAGCTTCCGGCTCGACTCGGCAATGCTGTAGGACCGTGGCCGCCTGGTGACGCCATCGGCTGATCGTTCCGCCGGCAGCTGTGGATCCACCGCCGCCGAATACCACCGCCGCAGATCCCGCAACGTCAACCGCATCGCCCGCAACAATGCCCGGCGGGTGTTACCGGTCGCACGATCGCCGATCGCATCCAATGCCGCCGCGTAGTCATCCGCTAGCTGGAGCTGCTGATCGCCGATCGTGATGGCCATGGGTTAGGGCTTGCGGCGCTTTTTCGTTGGTTTCAAGCCTTTCGGCTTGGCGATGGTGCCCGATTGCCGGCCAAGAGAGACCGGCTTTTGCGCCTTGCCTGATTTGGACTTTGCAAGGCGCCTGCCGGGGACGGGAACCGCCATCGCAACTTTTATTTTCTTACCAGAGAACTGAATCGCTTTGTTAATTGATTCTACCGCGCCAGGCGCCATTCCTTTGTGTTTTCCAAAGTTTGACCTCAGCGCTGTCATTCCTTCGCTTATCGCAACTTTATGTTTTTGGCCAAAAGATTGATTGCGCGTCTTTGATGCCAACCGATTGGCTTTGCGGGTTTCCTTGGGAAGCGAGCGGAGGAACGCTGCCTCCCTGCTCCGATCCTTCCCGAGGGCTAACCGGTCGGCTCGTGCTGCCGGTGACTGCATCCACCCAACAGGCTTCTTTGCTCCCCCACCAATCGGCCGCCGCACCTTCCCGCCCGCACCCCTCAGCCTGGCTGTCTGCGTCGCCCTGAGATTCCCGCCGGCCGTCCGCAGTCGTCCCCCTCTTGCCGTGGCGCCGTCGCCTGTTCCGGTGATCCTGCCGGCATTGTCACGGGTGAGCCGATTGGTTCCGCGCTTCACCCGCTGAGCAGGTGGCCGCGCCGCTCGGGTGCTACCGCTAGAGCTGAATCGCCCGCTGGCATCCCGCGCATATTGCCGCCGCCCACCCTTGGCCATTACTGAAGACCCTATGCCTACCTTGAGCTTTCCGCCCCACCACCCGGCACATCCCAGGTGCTCTCATCATTCAGGCCAGGCAATGGCGCCTCCTCCTCTTCCATCGCCTTCTGCTCCTTATCCAGGGTCTCGGCTTCATCGTCTGCCGTCCTGCCCTGCGGCAACAGGCCAGCGCGTGCCATAAGGCTTACCGCTGTCTTCCGCGTCGCCAGCGTAGCGTTATACCATTCCCGCACTTCACGTAACGTATCAATATCAATAGGCTTCTCGACTAGGCCCTTCTCCATTTCCAGCCCAGCATCCGGCGGCAGCTCCTCCCCGCTCATTTCCGCCCACAACGCCATCACACTCTGCATTGCGCTGGCCTTGGCTTCCGCCACACCCGCCAGGGATGCGGTCAGCTGTGCCGACGCCAGCACCGCTTCGGTGGCCGTGCGATCGGTCGTTGCATTGCTCAGCAGGAATGCCAGGGTCTGGCGATCCATGAGCCCTTCCAGGTGCTCTAGGCTCTGCTGCCTAAGGCTCAGGCTGCTGCCGCTGATCTCCTTCCAGTCAAAGTCCCCGTCAGCGTTGGGGATATCTACGATGGAATTGGGCCCGATCTCAAGCGGCATCGATCGCATCTGCCCATCCGGGCCGGTTACCGCCGGCACGCCTTTGCGCACACCAACCGGCAGCGCGCACTTATGAAGCAGCTCCTCCTGATCGCTGTCCTTCCGATACCAGGCCAGCGATAGCTCTGCCAGGTTCTGGAGCATCAGCAGGCCACGGCCAAAGCCCTGCCCGATCGCCCCGGGATACCAGATTACCGGCGGGGCCTTCAGGGGCTCGCCGCCGGCACCCAAGAACTCCCCCTTCTCAACCACCTCCTCACGCCAGCTGCCCCGTCCTTTGCCCTCCACAAGCCGCAACAGCTGCCACGTGCCGCCAGTCATAACCCGATATAACGGCTCCAGCTTCACGCCGTACCTGCCGTTCCTTACCTCGTGGAACTCGCGCACCGTGACCGCAACCGGCACTTCCCTCCCGGCGATCGTCTCGGTTTGCCAGTTCAACACCGCCGACCGCTCCGCCATCGTCAGCAACGGCCGCAGCCCCATCAGCCGTTCATCCCCCCGGTTATCTACCTTGTCCTTGGGCATGTCCACCATCAACAGACAGCCCTGGTCACGTAGCACCAGCGCGTCCGCCTGCAATGTGAACGCCTTTAGGCTTGTACCTTGTCCATCGATGTTATCTTGCGCCTCCTCAAAGCTCAGCGGCGCCGATCGCAACGACCACCGACTTAACGCACCGGCAAAGCCGATGATCCCGTCACGGTAGAAGCTAGGGTACTTGGAGCGCATGACGCGCCCCTTATACGCCCGTTGCGGCTCCTTCTGCTCCTGCGGCAAATACTTCGCCTTGACGCCACGCAACAGGTCCCAGCAATCGCGCACCATCTCCAGGTCCGCAGCAACCTCCTCCAGGCCAGGATGCACAAAGCTTGGCAAACTGGGGTCGTCGGTTGGATGTGAGATTTTACCGGCCTGCGCCACCAGCCGCCCCGCAATCTTTCTACTACCCTGAGCTTTCCCGAGCTAAACCCTAGACACCTAGCCCCAGTTGCTCCACCACTTCCGCCAGCTTCTCACCATCGACACCAGCGGCAGCCGCCATCCGCCGGGGCCGCTTGCTACCACCGATACCGCGCTCTACCGAAAAGCCAAGCGGCGCTAGCTCTGCCTCTCCCCGCACCTGATGTCGGCCGATGGAACCCTTGACGTGAACCGCAAATTGCCCAAGCGGTAGGCCCGGCACGTGCCGCCGCTTGCCATTCCACCCGGCAACAATGGCATCCCGATCGCCGGGTTCCATCCGCTGCCATGCCCGCGTCGCAAGGTCGTACAGTCCATTCAGCTCTGCGGCATCCTCGAACTCCTGATCTTCCAATACCTGGCCATTGCGCACCCGCGGTTCAGAGTCCAGCCCCAGCACTTCATCCCAGTGCTTAAATTGCCGGCTGACGTGGAGCATTTCGCGCACGTCAGCTTCCGTCAGGATCGCGCTGCTGCTGCCAGCTCGTGCGCCAACCTCCTCCACGATCTCGGCAGCGCTCTTGCCGCTTTGCGCCAGCCGCCGCACCTTCGGCATGTACTCCCGCCAGCTGTGCGGGAACTTCACGGCATAGCCATAGTCCCGGATCCATTGCTTAATGGTGCCGACGATCTTCGGGACCGCATGGGTCGAAAACTTATTGCCCCGGGATGGATCAAAGGTACGGGCAGCTTTGATCAGGCCCCACACCGCGGCATCGTGCAGGTCTTCCGCGGAAAACTTGGTACTGAGCCCCATCCGGCGGGCGTAGCACCGTGCTAGGTCCAGGTTGTTGACGATCAGCGCGTCAGACTCCGGCGTGCGCTCCGGCAGCCCGTAGGCGTCGGTAGCGTCCGCATCCTCGGGGCTGGCATCATCCGCCAACTCAACCGCCGGCAGATCCTCCGCGCCCTCCTGGGCCTCCACGGGGGGGGCTTCCACCGCAGCCAATACCGCCCGCCCGCTACGGCGCCCCCTGCCCCTCGGCGTTGCCGTTGCCGTCACACATCCTCCGAGTGAGCCTGCAGCTGTTGCCGCAGCTCATCCAGTGCCCTGATCTGATCCGCCGTCATCCCAGGCATAACCTCAAGATCCCCCAACATACTACCCGAACCGTGGCCATAATGAACAGTTGAAACAGTCATTGGCCCTGTTCCCATCGCGAAATTAACGGCCTGGGTCGTAGCGTCCACAAGGTCGTCATAGGTGCCGCCGGGGAACTCCAACAGCTGCGATGTCAACGTGGCCGTCTCCGGGTGGAAACGCGGGATGAACACCCGACCCTGCGTGAACTGTGGCGTGCTGGCATTGGCCCGGGATGTCTTGCCGCCGTCAGGGGTGACGGCGTGGACGATGAAGCCGGCTGCGGACTGGATCAGGCTATCCACCACCGCCGGGCCATTGGCCTTATCCTCAATCACCAGCTCACCAAACTGCCAGACCGGATACAGGGCCTTGATGGTCTCAAGCGTCAGGCTGAAGCCCATACGCTGGTTCTTCATATCCAGCAACCACAACCCGGCATTAGTCTGCCCCCATAATGTCATCGCCACCATATCGCTACCTGCGTTATCCTTAAACGCACAGTCAACAGAGTTAAACTTACGGATGAATCGCTGCGGCACCACCACATCACCCGGTTCGCCCGCCACACCTTCCGGCACCCAGAACCTGAACATAGGCGCCGAAAAGATCGTGCCGCCATCTGGGGTAGGCCGTTGCTGATACAGGGCTGCCCAGTCGCGCTCCGGGGTATTCAGCC